TGCTGAAGTAAGATCAGACTTAAACGTAGAGGATGGTGCAGATGTAACAGATGCAACTAACGTGAAAAGTAATCTACCAAGTGGTGTTCCTTCCGGATCAGCTTCACAAGCAAGATCTCAAATAGGGGCAGGTACTGGGAACGGAGACGGTACAGTTGATACATCAGGTTCACCTGTTGATAACGACTTTGCTAAATTTACAGATTCAAATACAATAGAGGGTAGAAGCTATTCAGAAGTAAGATCAGATTTAGGTTTAGGGACAATATACAGTAAAGACTACACTGCTACTGTTGCTAACGGGTCAGGAGATATACCAGACGGAGATGCAGTATATGATCACGTAACTTCAAGACTATCAGGATATGTAGATACATCTGGTACTCCAGTAGGTCAACAAATAGCAATATTTACAGACGCAAATACTATATCAGGCTCCACCAATCTTAAAATGCACGTTAATGGTTCTTATCCTCAATTTAATGGACTTCAAGTAGGGGATGGAGGAACATCTAATTTATATTTAGGTAACGCAATTGATCCTAGTAGTGCTAATAAAGGTGCAAGATTCCATTCTAATGATGCTGATTTCTATTTTGACTTCCAAGGAGATGCTACACAGAATTGGTTCTTAAGAGACTATGACGGTAGCGGAGGTATAAATACAAGGTTTACTTTTAATTTTATAGACGGTGACTTTTCAACAAATACCGGTACGTTTTCAGGAAATGTAACAGCTAACAACTTTGTTACAACTTCAGATAGAAAATTAAAGAAGGATTTAGAACCTATTAAAGGAGGTTTGGATATTCTAAAAAAATTCGTATCTTATGAGTATGAACTAGAAAATAAAAAAGATGCAGGTTTTATAGCTCAAGAAGTTCAAGAATCTCTACCTTATGCTGTTCATACTAAAAAAGACGGTTACTTAGCTTTAGATACAAAGCCTATCATAGCTCATATGCATAAAGCAATCTTAGAAATAGATCAAAGATTATCCGCTATAGAAGAAAAATTAAAATAATTACTCCATGCCTATAGGAACTCGTCCATTTGAATTTAATAGATTAGAGTCGCAGGGGTATGCTAATTCTGCTACTGCTTGTATAAGCGATACCGAATGGGCAGACGGCACTGGAGATATTAACTACCTACTTATTAACACCCCATCACCAACAGTAGCTGACATAGGGGTAGGGAATGAATTTTACACTACAGACGAAGACGGAGATGACGCTAGAGACTTGTTTGACGGACAAAGCGAATGGTATGGAGTTAGAACATCAGCTAATACATCTTCAGTAGCAGCCGTTCAAATAGCAGCTAACGGAGAAGTACTTGATGTAGTGTCAAGCTGTAATACTGGAGCGATACTCTCTATTAGCGGTTCGGTACCCTACGTTGATTACTATATAGGGCAAGCTATATACATGTACAAAACAGGCTCTCAAGACTGGAACTCTATCGAAGGAGCAGTTTCCTACTCTTTGACAACCATAACATCATCAATGTCAGCTAGTCACTTCAATGATTTTATATCAGCATCTGTAGGATTATATTTTGATCAAACTATAGCAGGACAAATAACTGATCCAGCAAATCAAGTTTCATCCTCTCTTCAATTTCAAGGGTACCCAACTTACGGTCAAAGCTTTATACCAGCTGTATCATCATCTAATTGGTCTGATCAAGGTCAAGACCATTATTTAATTAAGTATGCATGGACTCAAGGAGATGGAGGAAAAGATTTAGATACTATGACAGGATTGAAGCCTGGAACCGGAACTGGACATGACGGCAACTATACAACTGCTGCTAACTATGTAGGATATGCTGTAGGAAGTAATGATGCTAATAACGGTAAGTATGTAGGTGATGGAAACTTTGCTTCCGGTAATTACTATTTTGCATGGCCTGGAGACGACACTGCATCAGCTGGAAATGAGCAGATATTAGTAAATCAAGATTATATAATAAGTGATAATGGATCTATATCTTCGTTTGATGTAGAAATGTTTGCTAGATGGTATAGCTTTGTCGGTACCGGTGCAATCACTGTATCTGTAGAATTATGGCAAGGTGGTACTTGGAGTGATGGAGGAACTATATGGAATAATTCCGGCGGTACTAAAAAAGATACTTTAGCATTTGATCTTGCCTGTAGAAGAGGAACAAGTTCCGGTACTCGTTTAGCAGGCACTGATGAATCAACGAAATTTAAAAAAATGGGAACATTAACTTTTGCTTCTAATTCTTCTGGTAATCTTGAAGTATCATTGACTGCTGGATAGGCTTTGAAAAATGTTATGGAATACAAAGATATAAAAAATATTACGGATATATTAGTAGATTTTTTTAGAAGAAATGAAAATCATTCAGAGAATATACTAAAAAATACTTTTACTGATGATACTATGTTTGANCCTGCTTACCGTTTAGCNTGGATAACACCAGACGGGACTACACTCTTCGAAGATAACCCTCGCAGTTCCTTTAAACGTAAAACGGACCACAAAAGAACAATCCTCCTAGTTCTAAAGAAATATTACTCTACCTTAAATGTAAAAAATAAACAAAACCTTTTAAAGACTTTTTTCGGAGATATATATAACAATCAACACTTAATAGATTTTTTTGAAGCTCAAATAATATATACAGAAGATTTATCAAGAGACCTGTGGGGCAGTTTTAAAAGCAAAGAATATCCTCAGATTATAAAACATAAGAATGGAGAAGTAAGTTACATACCACTTTTTACAAACTATATGGCAAGGTTTATGTTTATCACCGGAATAGTAAGGCTTAGATTAAAACCTGTATCTATTGATAAACAAATTCCGGAAGAAACAGGCTTTAATATACAAGCTCACACTAATTTAACATTGCACCAATCTCAATTTTTAAGAGAATTTATTTTATTAAACGATTTACAGATTAAAAAAAGTGTTTTTATTGATGATAATACAACATATAAAACATTATTAGACAGTTTAGGATTAAATATAACTCCTAAGTTTAATAGCTTTGGACATGCTTATAGAATACTAGATTCTAAGCAAACGTATAAAAGAGAGCTACTTAATAAATAAAATTATGACACACCCCACATGGAATTACGATGGTAAGTTAATTACCGAAATATCCGATATGCCTAAAGATACATACGGATTTATTTATGAAGTTGTTCATACATTAACTAAACAAAAATACATAGGTAAAAAAGTATTATTTTTTGAAAGAAATAAAAGATTAGGTAAAAAAGCACTTGAAACTTTAAGGTTAGAGAGAAAATCTAAAGGTATAGGAGGAAGAACTCCCCTTAAACAAAAAATAATAACTGAATCAGACTGGACATCTTATTACGGTTCACATAAGAAAATAAAAGAATTATTAGCAAAAGACGGACCTGAGGCTTTTTCTAAGAGAATTTTACAATTCGTACCTAATAAGAAGCAACTAACGTATTTTGAATGTAAGTACCTATTTATTAATGAAGTACTTGACTCTAGAAATAATTATATAAATGATAATATTCTAGGTAAATTTTACAGGAAAGACTTTAATTTATGAAACTAAGCAAGATTATACTACAAGAAAGCTCCTCTAGGGAAGTAAAGAAGATAACTGTTCGTGCTATTCTACAATTAGCCAAGTACTTAAACATCAGCAGAAAAGAAGCTAAGCAATACTTAATAAACGCAGCTAATGAATTAGGTGATTTAAAATAACCAGATGATTAAACTAACAGACATTTTACTTAAAGAAGACGGCCACGGAGAAGGATATGAAGAAGGTAACGTAAAGTTACTAGGTGATGTAATTCTACCTATTGATAAAAAAATGGTACTTCAAGCTGAAGAAGATAAATATAATAGAGGTCTCTTAGTTACCAATAATAAAGATAAGAGTTACGATATAGCGTACTGGGCAGATGAATTTAAACCGTACCCTATCGAAGTAGAGATAGACGGTAAATCTGTTGCGAAAGAAGCTAAGGTAATAAAATTATTATTTCATCCAGAAATGAATGAATCAGTAGTTACTGAATCTAAAGGTGCTAAAAATTATTTTGATGATTTAAAATTTAATTATCAAAAAGCATTTAGATATTTAGAGGCAGATGAAAAAGAAGAATATAAACAATTAGTTAAAGATTACTTTTCTAAATAAAGTAATCACTAAATTTTTAAACGGATGATAAAATTAAAAGACGTAATAGGATATCCATCTCTAAAGTATCACTTAGACAACAAACTCTCATTGCATGAGCATGTCTACCGTTACAACTCTAAAGCCTTTATACAATTGTTTAAAGAAGCAAGAGAAGCTCTTAGAGACGAAGCTATTGAGTTAGACGAAGCAGATATAGACCTTATTGAAACGACCGATATAGGTGAATATGGTGAATACAATGGACTTAAAGTACCCTTAGACTTACCTATGGTATCATCTAATTATAATCCTCTGTTCGAAATAGGTGCTCTAATCGATCGAATGATCGAAGATGAAGACTTAATAGACGAAGCAGCTTCTATAAATGAAATGATAGACTTTGATATGATCAAAGAATTGGTAGAGTCAATAGGAGGTAACATAAACATGGACAAATTTAGAAAAGCAGTTTCTATCCAAAACGAAAGTTTTGATTACAATGGATTTGAAATGATAAAAGCTTCAGTTGACTACATAGCCGAAGCAGATTATAAGGGGAAAAAAGTAGCTCTTAACAAACCTAAAAGAGGAGGAAGCAAAAAGTTTTATGTTTATGTAAAATCTAAGAAAGGAAATGTGAAAAAAGTATCTTTTGGAGACACAGGCCTTTCAGTTAAACTTAAACAAAGAGGCGCTAGAGCATCTTTTGCTGCTAGACATAAATGTTCAACTAAGAAAGATAAAACTAAAGCAGGTTATTGGTCTTGTAATATTGGCCGTTACTGGAAATCATTAGGCGGTGGATCAAATTTCTCGGGATACTGGTAGACTAAAGCAATTTATAGAGTTCTGTAATTCTAATTTTGGTGACTCTTATAACTTAGGAGGCAGTCTGTGTGATTATTTCTATATTAAAAACTTTAAACTAAAAGAAGTTAATGATTACGATATAATTTTAGATCATAATCATATTGGGTTTGACTATTTAGAAAATTTAAGAGCTGTAAAAGAATGGAAATTTCAAGGTGACTTACGCTATATAGGAGAAGAAAGCAACGCACAACAGGTATTTAAATCCAAAGTTAAAATAAACTCAGATATCTACACTGTAGATTGGATGTTCGGACATACTATAAAACTTCCTCATGAAGTTATTGATATTGAATTTGAAGGGGTAAAAACCAAACTTACCTCTAAAAAATTACGAATAGATATATTAAAAAATATAGCATCTAATAAATTTCAACAAATATTTTTTCAAAATAAAGGTAAAAAGAAATTAAGTTCGTATATTACTAAGACTTTAATATGAGTAAACCTTATACGCAATTAATAAAAGATGATTATATTATAAGAGATTTTCTATATAATACACCTGCTATTGAATTTGTTTGGCACAGAGATAAAGAAGATAGGATAGTACAGGCTATGCACGATACTGATTGGTTATTTCAATTAGATAATGAGATACCAAAGAGATTATCTAAAAATAAACTATTTATACCTAAAGAGACGTACCACCGTTTGATTAAAGGAACAGGTGATTTAAAAGTAAAAATATATGAACTGTAACTGTAAAGATTGTAACTGCACAAAGTCTTGTAGCTGTAATTGCTGTGATTGTTAAAATATGAGACTATCAGATATCATTCTTAATGAAGCATATATAGATAAACTAGCCAGTCAGTTTTCAAAGGCTAACCCTCACCTAGACTTTTATGTTAAATTCGGTGAAAGAATAGATGTTAAAGGATCTCAGCAAGATTTAATTAACTTTGGCACTAAACACGATGGTAAAAAATTTGGAGAGTACCTAGACTATGAGGTGTTTTCTATAGATGATGATGAAAGAGGAGAAATAGTTAGAATAGTAAAAATAAAATAAGTTTAAAGAATGAAACTAGCAAAAGTTATTTTAGAGAGTAAGAAAATAGTTACTAGAAAATCTTTAACTCTTACTGAAAGAGATGTAATATTATTGTCTGAAACTATATCTAAAAAGCTATTTGAGTATATTGATGTTGAAAATACTGATATACTTAATAAAGCGGTTCGATCTGCTATAGACGAACTTACAGAGATATAAGTTGGTAGTCTGAATAATTATTCTTATCTTGATGTATAGGTTACGGACTATCTATGGACTATACATTTTTACTTGGCTCAATTGAAAATCTATTGGGCAAAAGCCACAAACGAGCTAGAAGCAATCACGCTTTTCATTGCCCTTTCTGCAATCACAGGAAGCCTAAGTTAGAGATTAACATGGCTACTAATGAACATGGAAAGAATCCATGGGAATGTTGGGTATGTGAAACTAAAGGAACAACAATAAGATCACTTCTCTACCAATTAAAAACTCCTAAAAGTCAATCAGCTGATATTCTTAAATATCTCCCTAAAGGAGCACAAATAGAGTATAAAGGACTATCTATTATAGAGCTTCCTAATGAGTATAAACTACTATTCGAAGCTTCACCAACGTCCGTTATCGCTAATAATGTAAAGAAATACTTATATGACAGAGGACTTACCGACTATGATTTTATTAAATACCAAATTGGGTACTGTACATCTGGAGAATATGGAGGACGAATTATTATTCCAAGTTATTCTCAATCCAATCAACTCAACTTTTTTATTGCGAGAACTTACGATGGCAACTACTTTAAGTACAAGAACCCTGAAGCTTCTAAAGACATAGTATTTTTTGAAAACCTTATAAACTGGAATACACCTGTTATACTATGTGAAGGAGTATTTGATGCAATAGCCATAAGACGTAATGCCATTCCACTTTTAGGGAAAAATATGGCTAAAGAGTTGTATAAAAAACTTCTTACTAGCCCGTGCTCCGATATCTATGTTGCGTTAGATTCTGACGCTAGAAATAGAGCACTACAAATATCTGAACAACTATTAAACCAGGGTAAAAAAGTTTACCTAATAGAGATGAATGATAAAGACCCATCCGAAATGGGATTTAAAGCATTCACACAACATGTACAACAAGCACAAGAGTTAGACTTATCTAACCTTATGGTACACAAATTAGATTTATGATCAAGCAAGGAATGAACATTCTTAAACAGAATGAGAAAAAGAGATTAGATTTTAACCCAGAATTAAAACAAATAAACTTTCTTGATAGGAGAGTTTATAAGAGAAGCGAAGGAGTATACTACCCATCCGTAACCACGATACTCCAATATATGCCCAAGAATAAGTTCTTCGAGTCATGGCTAAAAGACGTTGGGCATAACGCTGATCTTATTATGAGACGAGCAGGTAAAGAAGGCACTCAAGTCCATGAAGCTGCAGAGAAGTTAGTAGAAGGAGAAGAAATCTCCTGGATGGATGATTACGGTAATGCAAAGTATTCTCAAATAGTATGGGAAATGATATTAAAATTTGCTGACTTCTGGAAAGAAAACAAACCAGAACTTATATCATCAGAGCAATTTGTTTGGTCTGATAAACACAAGTATGCAGGAACTGCTGATATAGTCTGTAAAATGAATAATGAAATATGGTTATTAGATATTAAAACTTCTAATAGTATACATAAGTCATACGATTTGCAATTAGCTTCTTATGCCAAAGGACTAGAAGAAAGTAGAGGAGTTAAGATTGAAAGAACCGGTATCATATGGCTAAAAGCTAAATGTAGAGGACCTAGTAAACAAAAAGGAGTAATACAAGGTAAAGGATGGAAAGTATTGCAGATAGACGAGATAGAAAAAAACTTTAAATTATTTCAAAATATTTATGAACTTTATTTATTAGAAAACCCTAATACAGAACCAATTTATAACAGTTACCCTACTACTATAAAAGTGTAACTATTTATATTAAACCATTTATATGAAAAAGATAACATTTATACTTGCCCTACTTTTACTAACAAGCTGTGCTAACTTTAAACTAGCTACGCTTAACCATACCCCAATAGTTACAAAAGAGGGAATAGTAGTAGATGTGATCGATAGTGAATCTTCACTTTTTAGGAAGTTTAATAACGATAGTAGGTTTAGGTGGGACTATACTAAGTTTGCCATGGACCAAGACTTACGTTGGTACTATTCATTTTATAGTAGAAATAACTTATGGAGATATAATAGAAACGTTACTCCTTGGGACTTATATGTAAACAGATACGATTACTGGTTTGACTGGAATTTTAAGTTCGGTAACAGTTTATTTAATCATTATGATCCATATAGGTTTAGAACCTGGGGATGGAATAGCTACGATCCGTATTACGGTAACTTTAATTTATGGAACAGCTCTTCTATGGCTTATATGAACAAATACAGACAAAGTAATCAAATAGATATTGAAAATAAAGTAAGAAATAACAGAGTAAGGTCTAGAACTATAGTTACTAATAATAGTAATAATGTTAGAGTTTACACTAGACCAGAGTTAAACGAAGATAAACTTAGACAATCAGTTAATTTACTCAAAGGTAGAAATAGTAATATAATAGTAAGAGAATATAATAACCCAAATAATATAGAAAATGATAAAATTATCAGATCTAATCCTAGAATCTACGTCAGGCCCGAAGGTGGTAGTAATGGCGGGAGGGTCTGGAGCAGGGAAATCACACCTCCTCCGACAGTTAGACCTCAAGTCTCTCCCCCTAATCAATCCAGACAAATACGTGGAGGATCCAACACATCCAGCGTACAACAAACTAGGACCAGCAGCCAGAGCAGCGGACCAAGAAGCTCAGGACCTCGTAGATAGTAAACAATCTTTTGTTTGGGATACTACAGCCAGTAACCCTAAGAAAATAAAAGAACTTACTACAAAAGGATTTAATGTATACATGGTAATGGTATATGCTCATCCTATGGTATCATATGTTTCAAACTTTAAGAGAGAGAGAAATGTTCCTGGATCAGCTGTATTTTCTACTTGGAGAAACGTTTATCAGTTAATTCAAGATTATGCTAAGATGACTAAAGGTAACTTTTCTTTATTTGTAAATGCAAGACCTGGATTTGAAAAAGAGGTAAAGGGCTTTGATACTGCAGCAAAAAATGGTGCACAAGGTATAAAAGACTACCTACAGAGATACTCAGAAGAAAATAATATAGAAGGATCTTCTTTTAGAAGCCCTATAAAACTTTCTGATGAGGAAAATCAAGAGTATATTAATGCAACATCTCATATGGATTACGATAGAGAAAACTATAGTGAAGATAGAGCTTTAAAAAAATATTTTCAAGATTGGTACAAAAAGAATGGAGTAGGACCTGGAAATGATAAAATGACCGCTAAACTAAAAAGCTACAGAACAAGTAAAGAAAAAGCAAAGAAAAAAGATGAAGAGATATTAGAGAATATAGCTGATATGCTTTTTAGTCCTATTTTTAACTCAAGATTAGTTAGCTCAACACCAAGAGAAATTGACAGTAAACTACAGGACTTTTTAGCATGATAGCACTATACCCAGGAGCTTTTAAACCACCTCATAGAGGACACTTTGAAATAGTACAAAGACTACTTGACGGTACTATTAAGGGTAAGGTATATGGACTGGATAACTATAAACAAGCCGGTAATAATGTATTAGACAAAAGCTTTGATAAGGTAGAAAAGGTAGATAAGGTTGTTATCTTTATAGGGGGTAATGAAAGAAACGGTATTAACAAAGAGCAGTCAGCTGCTATATGGGAAATATATAAAAAGTATATACCTAATTTAGAAATAATAACAAAGGAAGGTAATCCTATGACTCTTGCAAGGGATTATGCTTCTGAAAATAACGATAAAGAATTTTACTCAGTTACAGGTATAAGAGAAAAAGATGACCTTAGAGATTTAGGGAGAATATCAGCATTTAAAAAAACCCCTAATGTTAAAGGATTATCAGTTACTTCAAATGATAGTAATGAAATCAGAGCTACTAATTTTAGAAAAGCTATTCTAAGTGGTAATTTAGATAAAGTAGCAGATTTTTTTCCTGCAATGTTAAATAGACAGGAAATGTTAAAAATATTAAATATGTTAAAATCAAGCATTGTATCCGAACAAATGAAGGATGAGTTGAAAAATGTTATTACTGATATCTTTACTACTAAAGATGATATTGAAGAATACAATAAAGGCACACAAGGTACACATATACAACCACAAGCTGCTATTAAATCAAAAGATAAAGCACATTTGATTACTCTTTATAAAAGAATACAGAGTCAGATAGGAGGAGATAATATTTCTATTAGGTTTATGCAAGACCATATTAGAGTAAGCATCGTTGATGAGTGGAAAAAAACCGGTTTCGACTTTACACCTTTTATGGGATCTATTCTTGAATATATGATAGATCAAAAAATGAATATATCACCACTGCCAGAAATAAAAATTAAAAAAGATGTAGCCGAAGCATCAAGCGTTTTTGGTCGAACTGCTTATTATAATCCAGAACTTAAAGAAGTAGTACTCTACACTGAAGGTAGACACCCTAAAGATATTTTAAGATCTTTTGTGCATGAAATGGTTCATCATATACAAAATCTGGAAGGTAGATTAAAAGGCTACGGAACTACAAACACTAATGAAGATGAAGCATTAGTTGAAATTGAAAAAGAAGCTTACATGGTAGGCAATATTACTTTCCGAAATTGGGAAGATAAAATTAAAAATCAATAAAGGTTATGGGAAAATTAGTAGATTTATTAGAAGCGTATCCGCTTCCTGAAGAAAAAGTAAACCCTCCTTATCAAATATACTGTGATATGGATGGAGTATTAACAAATTTTGAAAAGCGTTTTGAGCACTTTACAGGAAAACATCCTCAAGAGTATGAAAAAGAATTTGGAGTAGAAGCATTTTGGCATTTAATAGATGTTAAGGTAGGAGTTAAATTTTGGGTAGGCATGGACTGGATGCCTAAAGGAAAAGCACTGTGGGACTTTATAAAACATTACAATCCCAAACTATTAACCTCTCCTTCTAGACATGATACATCAAGATTAGGAAAAAATCTTTGGGTTAAAAATAAACTAAGCCCTAAGCCTAAAACTATATTTGCTTTTTCTAAAAGTAAACAAAATTATGCAAACGAAAATAGTATATTAATCGACGATAAACCGTCAAACATAGATGAATGGCAAGCAGCCGGTGGTATTGCTTTTAGAGTTAGAAAAGGCGATATTAATGATGCACTAAAAGGATTGAAAGAGTTAGGTTATGAGTAAAGAAACATTACTAAAAAAAGAATTTAAAGAAAGCGACGTACAGAGAGTAAGAAATTTAGTCAATAAAGATTTTACTTCTGGAGTAAAGGTACAAACAGGTTACCGTAAATCTTCTAAAAAACATAATGAAGGAGATATATGGGAAGATAGCGGTAAACAGTGGACTATTAAAAACGGTATTAAGCAAAATATCACTAAACTAGATGAAGCGAAAAAAGCTTTAAGAATACCTTTAAGATGTCCTAAATGTAACGGACCAATGGAGCATTGGTTAGCTAAAAAAATGTATAAAATACATGGATTCTGTTTTGATCCCTGCACTGTTGACTATGAAGATTCTCTTAAAAAAGCAGGACTCTATAAACAGTACGAACAAAGAATGATAAAAGGTAATGCTAGAGAGGTAATTAAAGACATAGAAAACTGGGTACTTGACTCAGTAAATGATAAACATACCTTTGTCACAGAACAAGGAGCAGTAGAAGATTGGGGAGGTATGAATAAAAGTACTAAAGAAAAAATACTTAATGACTTAAAAGAATTCACAACAGTAATGCGTAAGCATATAGAGTGATATTTATATTAAAACAACACAGTGACTCAAAAAGATATTTTACAATCAGTACTTAATGAAATTAAGCATATTAAGACTCATATGCCTAATGGAGAGTTAAAACAAATGCAATCAGATATGTCTGATTTAAAAGAAGATATTTCAGAAATGAAGTACACCCTTCTTAACCCAGACAATGGAGTAATTGTAAATACTAATAAAAATACTGAATTTAGAGAAATACTTCAAATAAACCAAAAAGAATTTGAAGCTAAAATGTTGGAAGTAGAATCTATAAAACTTTGGAAAGAAGGAGTCACTAGAGCTCTATGGATTATCTTCGGTATTATGGCAGCAATAATCATAAGAATGTTTATGATGCATGCTGAAGGTTTATAAAAATATATGAGCAAATTAGTTGTATCAGGATGTTCACACACTGAAGGTTGTGCATTTTGGCATAATCCAACAACAGGAGATGTCTCTTCTTTTTCATCACCAGAATTACAAAAGTTTTATCAACAGCAAATTGTCTCAAAGCAATGGGTTAGGGATAACCTTACTTGGGGAGCCAAATTAAAAAAACTAGGAAAATATAAAGACTTTTTAAATTTAGCAAGAGGAGGTCAAGGACTAGACTACATTTTGAGAAAGGTACTCTTTTATATATACGATAAAGATAATTTATCTGACCATACATTTATTATACAAGTACCAGCTCCTGAAAGAAAAGAATTTTTTTATAATAATAAATTACATACTTTTACTAATTTAGTTAACCATGATGGTATAGATAAAGTAAATAAAAATTTTTTATTTGAAATTTATAATATTGAGTACTACGAATACCAAGCTTTACAGACTTTATATACTATTCAACTTCTATTAGAATCTAAAAATGCTAAAATAAAATTTTTTTGTCAACCTTTTTTAAACTTATACGGTAATAACCCAACATCTTTAGAAAATTTACACAAGAAGATTATTAAGAACAGGGCAATAAGATATGAATCGCTTTTAAATAAAATAAATTTTATACCTACACTAAATTTTGGAGCTCATAAAAAGTATTACCTACATCATGCAGGTTTAAAAGAAGAAGATATGCACTTTACTGAAGAAGGAAATACCGAACTTGCCACATATTTATATAAAAACATGAATAATAAAGAGAAGTACAAACCTTTATTATAACTAACGAAGAAATAATGCCATCAAAATTAAAACCATCTGCAAAAAAATACGTAAGGGATGCTAGAGGTAAAATGACTAAAAAATGGTCATGGGAACACTATACTCCTGCTACTACATCAACAGTTGAACTAAAAAAGCTATTAGAAAATTCTAGTTATAAAAGAAAAAAGAATATTATACTTAAAGAACTAGCAAAAAGAGCATGAATTTAATTCAACTTATACTTGAAGGTATTACTTATAAGATTCCAAATTTCAATTTTGAATGGGAGGAAGCAATAAGATACCCTGAGTTTAAGAAACTTGGTAAACAAGCTTGGATTAGTATAGCATCTAAAGGAAAAGGAGTTTCTATTGATTCAGCTAAGGATATTAGCAACACAGATGCAAACAAACCGGGCTCTTTTAAACTACTTGATAAAGATAAACAGAAAAGAACTCTACTTCAAATTAAATCCGGTACTGTTGAGATGCCAATCATTGCAGTATATCCAGATGGCCATAAAGAGTTATTAGGAGGTAATACTAGACTTACAGCTTTGATGCATAAGAACGGTAAAGCTACTGTTTGGATGTTTGATGTACCAGAAGATATTTCTACTAGTTTAAATGAGGATTTAACCTTATCTCCTTTTGATTATGACCAAGATGGAAATGAATCTAGAATTAAGAGAGATATTAATAATAAAAAAGGATGGAGAAGATTAGGATCTAAATCTTCCCAAAATATAGCTATTAAAAAATACTTAGATAAATATACTTCAGGTTATAAATGGAGTAATCCTCCTAAATCAGAAAAGTTTTCTGATGAAAATGATAAGATGTACAAAACTCCTTACATAATGTATGTACACCTACTTCAAACATCAGAAGGAAAAAATAATATAATTGATGCTTTAAGTGGTATGGCTGTTAATGAGCCTGATAATACTATGAAAAAGATCTTACAAGCTTTATTTTTAGTCTTTTCAAATAAAGAAGATCAATTTAAAAAAGTATATACTCAATATAAAAGTATGATTGAGAAAAATGCTAATGATGATTCAGGAGCTAATCCATTTGCTGCTTTAAAATATGCAAGTGAAAATTTCAATAATAAAGTAGAAATATTTAATAAATTTGTAAGAAATGGTTGGAGTGCTGGAAAATTTAATTTAAATGAAGCAATCGTAGGTGATAAAATCGTTTGCGATAACTGTGGATGGGAATGGAAAATTAAAGATGGTGGAGATGATTTATATATGTGCCATAAATGTGACCATAATAATACACCAACAGCACTTGAAAACTTTAAAGACGGTAAAAAGAAAGGTAAATCTAAACCAGGCAGAGTAAAGAAGTCCGGTGCTAGCTGTAATGGATCTGTTACGGATCTCAGAAAGAAAGCTAAAAATGCATCTGGAGAAAAAGCTAAAATGTACCACTGGTGTGCTAACATGAAAGGCGGAAAGAAAAAATGAAAATAGCAAATACAAAATTACATAGTGAACCTTACTTTTTAGACGCAACTGATGATATCAAGACTCTTAAAAACCCTAACTGCGTAGACCTCTTTGACCAAAATGGATACCATTTGACTAAAGCTGAACAAGCATTCTTAGGTCACAATGGATACGAGGCTATAGAGAGGAGACATGAAGACTGTATGAGATATGACTGGATACTATGGGACAAAAGAGACGGAGCTCATATAAATCACTCAGATATATTCGAGAGAAAAGGTTTTGCTTCTGTAGCTTTAGAACAGCTTCACGCAATTGCTCCTTCTAACCCTATGTTACATAAGCTTATTAAAATGAAACCTAAATGGGGTATAGATATATCAATAGATTATGTATCCCCAGATGCAGTCTTTGAAGTATTTCATTATGAATGGGATTCTTTTAGTTATGAACATGTTATAGAGAAAAAGTTGGAAATTGAAGAATTTATTCTTAAATTAGATTGGGACGATGTAGCTAAAGACTTATGGAAAAAGAAAGACGATTGGTTTTATTTAGATTTTTTTGAGCAAACCAAATGGAGAACTGACTACTTTGATTTATCTCCTGAAAAGTTCAAAAACGTTATTTGGGATAGTTAATCTATTTATTTATATACCTATATTATGACATATCAAGAATTAAAAGATCGCTTATCAAAATGCGAATATACTTTGACTTGTATCAAAGACGGTAATTCTAAGATTAAAGATACTAAAACTGTTAAAAAATTAGAACTACTTAAGGAATCTCTTGAGACTCAATTAAAAGAGATGGATGTTAACGATCCAGTTATGATGAAGCTAAGATCTCTTAAGGCTAAGATAGGTAAGAAAAAAGGAATCTCTAAATGGCAATCAATTAGAAGTAATCAGCTTGTGGTTAGACTTAAGGCTAAGAGAGCTCAAGTAATGAGAGATATGGAACAGGAAGCTGAACCAGAAGGAGGTCCAATAGCCGATAAATATGGAGATTTACTAAATAAGATTGATGCTGCATTAGCAAAAGCATCAGGTACAGAACCAAAAAGCTATAATGATACTTTTAAAGAAGGCTGGAACGACCAAGACGATGTATTTGCTTTAGGGTACGATCTAGATGCTACACAGTACTTAGTAGACTATCTTGAATCTAAATATAAAGCAGGAGTTGACTACGAATTACATATCGGTAGAGGAGACACACACCCAAATGCTATATCTCTTATGAACCCAGATATGGAACAAGATAAAGAATTAGGTAATCTATTAATGTCAGCAGGAGATAATGAAGAAACTGATTACCAATCAGGTAGAGAACTTGAAAAAGACTATAATGAAGGTCTTTGGGCCAATATTAATGCTAAGAAAAAAGCAGGAAAGAAACCATCTCATGGTAACTCTAATGCTCATAAAGATGCAGTTAAAGCCGGTAATAAATTAAAAGAAAATATATCTTCAAGATTTATAAAAAAATACCTTTCAAGGGCTACACCTGAAGTTTTTTTAGATGTAGAAGATATAGAATCATATAGTGATAGAGATAAAGCTATACTTATATTCCTAGATGAAGAACATGGAGTTACGATAAGTGATAAATTAGCAAAAGGTATTAAAGATAAATCATCAGCTGATATAATTAAATACTTTAAGGATAGAGATTATGAGTATATGTCCTATGGTGTAATGAGAAAACAATTAGGTGTTCCTGCAGCTACAGGATTTACATGGGATGAATCAGGATCACCTGGAGATAATGGTGAATATTGGTACGCTTATAAAGGAAGGCAAAGGGATTTAAATAAAATATGGAGTAAAAATTACCCAGAACTTAATATTCCTAAGTTTAATAAGGCCAATTATGACACAATATCTCTAGTAGCAAAAGAGTTAGATGATTACTATCGTGATATAGCAAGAAAGCAAAAAGGAATAGATTTAGAGGTTAGCTATGAAGAGTATGCTGATATGTGGGTTCAAGCCTTAAAAGATAAAAAATTACTTAATGGCAGATTAGTTAAAGAACAAGATAGAGCTCATAAATTATCTAAAAATGAAATTAGCCTTATAGCTCACGAAGCCGGTAAAGCTGTTATTAGTGCAATATTAAAATCCGGAGATGAAATTAGCTCAGCTAAAGTTAAAGACATATATGCATCATCTTTATCAGGAAATAACCCAGAAGCATTTACTGTACATATAATCTTTAAAAACGATAAAGAAGATAGCTATAGATTTCAAATACAAGACGATAAACTTTATTTTTTAGCACCGAACAACAAAGACATTGTTATATCTGATGTAGGAATTAAACCTTCTGGTGAAGCAGTAATAAATAAAGAATTAATTAAAAACGAAATGTTAAAATACTTTAATAGTATGAACGAATTAGAAGATAAAGGAATGGTAGTCACTAAAGATTCCAAAGAAGCTGAAAAATTAGCTAAAAAAGGAGTTAATGTCAAATTAACAACTGAAGGACCTTATCAAACAACTTATGTAAAAGTAGCTCAAAGCGACTATAAAAAAGCAATGGCTATAATAGATCGAGCTATAGACAGTGAATATGTAAATACTGATATAGTTGATGATGATGGAGATGGTAATGTAATTATATACTTCAACTTTACAACAGCAATGACTGGTCATCCACACTATAATCCGGATGTAGATCCAGCAGAGTTTATATACGACTTATCTATGGACTTACAGTCTCGTGGTGTGCAAGTAGTAGGCGCTAGTCACGATATTGAGGAAGGAATGTCAGATAAAGAATTTGCTGATGCTCAAGAAGCAGATAGGTTAGCTGATCACCCAGAAAGAGATAAAATTTTAGCAATACAAAAATTAATTGCTAAAGAAAAAGGTGTAAAAGAAGACAAGTACGATGATATGGTAGCTTCTGACAAAGATATTCCTGACGGTAAAAGGAAAGGAGCAGCAAAAGCTTTAAGAATGGTAGACAAAGGAGCTTCTTATGATAAAGTAAAAAAGTACTTAAAACAAGAGAGAGTCGTTGAAGTAAAAAATGAATTTGAAACTGCAGATGAGTGGGCTGATGATGGTAGATATTATATACAGGTTGAAGATAATGGAAAAGGAGGAGGATGGATTATAGATCCTAATCATTCAAANTANACACCAGGTACTAAATTAATTTTAAATGTTTTAGACGAACAAGACTATAGATTTGAAGATGCAGAAGATTATTTTCTTCAAGTTCAACGTATGGAAGCACTTAAAAATGAAGCAGAAGCTGAACATCTTATAAATCGTTACGGAACTGATTTAGTTGATGAATTAGAGCTTCATATAGAATGGCATGAAACAATGTTTCCAGAAGATATTGAATACGATGACGACGATGATGTAGATGAAAGCCGTTATACTAAACTTAGAGATTATTATAAAAAGATAGATCAAATGAATCAGCAATCAAAAAAAGACTTCGAAAAAAATCCAGGACATGGTAATGTAGCTGAACCTTCAAAACAAGTAGATGTAAATGAAGAATCTGAGATAGATAAGATTACTAAAGCAAAGAGACTTATTAAACAACAAGCTCCTGCTATGAATAAATTACCTCAAGACGATCCTAAAAGAAAGTCATTTATTGATAGAGTAAAACAAATAAACCAAAAGCATAAAGAGTTACTAGACAATGAAGATGATAAAATATCAGGAACAGGTAGAGATCAAGAGTTAGATGAAGGAAGAGGAGATTTCGATGATGTATTAAAGGCTGTACAAAATATGTCTAACAATGATGACATATCAGAAAAAGAAGCTGCATTAGAAATAGTATATGCTTTAGCAGATAAATTTAAAATACCAGTTGATAAGAATCTAGAAGACTATATGGAAGAAAGAGTAGTTAAAGAAGGTAACGGGTTGTGGGCTAATATTAGAGCAAAAAGAGCTAGAGGAGGAAAACCAGCTCATAAGAAGAATTCTAATGCTCATAAAGATGCCGTTAAAGCTGGTGAAAAGATTAATAAGACTAACGAATACGGAGGTAGTCAAGGAGCTAGGGAATTAGAAGATTTATTTGGAGCATTAGGATATAGAGACGGATTCGATGAGTTTATAGAAGATAATCCTGGAGCAGTAGAAGCACTACATGGTTGGATTAGTAGTATACCAGAATTTAGAAAAAAATTAGGTGCTGAATTTACTAATTCAGAGTTAGAGGATATGGGATTATATGATATTGCAGGGTATGATGATGATGACGATGAAGATAATATAGATGAATACGACATCTACCATAAGCA